ATTTAAAAAAATTTTGGGACCTCATGTGGGAATGCTAAATATGGTATGTATAGAAACGGGAAGTTGCAGGAGTTTATAGGGATGGCCACCCGCGTGCAATCCGCATTACAGACTAAAAGAAAGAAAAAAGACTTTGAAATGAAAACCGATAGGTTTCTTTCCCCTCTTCAGAAGAAAAAGCGAGGAGATGACTACCAGTTAAAAACCGGTAAATTTCAAAGCCCCCTTCAAACCAAAAAAATCGAAAAGAAGTTTCAACTTACGGGAGTAACTGAGAACGCGCAACCTGAACGAAGGAAGGAGGACAAAGGTGGTAAAGATAGAAGAGCTGGTGATAAAGGCCCTAAAACTCCTAACTACGCTAAGATTAATGCCAAGGCACGTCTAGAGCAGATTAAAGCAAATACAGCACAAAGAGTTGCAATTGCAAATAAGGTAACCGCACAACGTAAACAACAGACCCAAGCTGAACACAAAGCTAGACGGGGTGCTCATAGGAAGAGTACTGTGGCTTTGAAGAAGGGAGAGAAAGCCGAAGTTAAGGCCGCTACTCAGCAGGAACAAAATCGTCTAAAACGTATTAAACGAGAAGCGGCAGCGAGAACGAGAGACGCGAATCGCGCGCTTAGTTACTCTTCAAAAAGTAAATAAAACATGATAAACTTCTTTAATCACTTACTCGAAGGCTCCGGAGGAATGAAAAGGCTAAGGCGAAAAGCTAAGGCCCAATCTAAGGCTGCTGACAAAGCGGAGCATAATAGTCCGGAGCAAGAAGAGGCCCACCAAAAATCTCTAGTCACCCATTATCGAATAGGGAGAAAAATGGCAAATCGCGGAGGTGATGAAACTAAGAATTACCGTAAGTGGAAGAAAGGAGTACTAAAGAAATAATCCTTGGATACTATATAAATCAGTGCTTATCACTGTCCGCACCAATATGAAAGAATCACAATATATTAATCTCACCCACACCAAAGCACTAATGGCTGTTATCGGTCCTCTTGCTTTTGTTTTATTTTTCTTTTTCTCTTTACAGTCTGATATCGCGAGGAACCAAGAAAAAATAGAGGGCAATACCGCATCTATTGGTAAGCTTGAAGCACGCATGGAAAGCATGAGTGACCTTCTTCAAGAGAATAACACTAACATAAAGCTCATCCAGCTTCAAATGACTCATATGGCCGAGATGATGGCGGGAAGGGTTGTACCTTTAGAAGAGGAGTAATATAATGCCTAATTACAAAAAAACATATGACAAGAAAGGGAAAGTTAAGCTTGCTGAGTTGACGCCTGAAGAAGCACTGGCGCTGATTGAAGAACAAGAAAATGCTAAAATAAAAGAAGAAAAACCTTCTAAGGCTGTTCAACCTGCGGCTGCTGACAGAGATGGTAAGGAAGCTCAGCTTCTAGGCAGTACTAAAGAGGCAATCGCATTACGTAAAGCGGAAATTGACGGCGAGATTCGTTTAAGACAAGCAAACCTGAAAGGGCAGATTGACACAATCAGAGCATCTGAGACTGCTAAGGAACGAGCCGGAAAACACCTTGCGGTATTTGGAGCACTGTATTTGTGTACATGCACGATTGCATTCCTCTTCTCTATGTCTATGTTAGACACTGACTCTATTGCTGTAGCGGCAACCCTAATTACATTAGTTGTAACTCAGCTGGCAGGTATTTTGAAGACTGTTGTTGATACGAAAGAGCCGAAAGACCCTGTTGAGTTGATGTCAGATATCGTACATAAAACGATAGGTGGTGATGAAATACAGGACTAGGGTTCGATTAGCACTCCTCATATATATCCTCATTCTAGTATCTGCTTTAATATACTGCGGCTCGGAGAAAGTGACAAGCGGAACTCAAGGCCCTCGCGTGATTCTCCTCTAGCACCCCTAGATAACATACAATAGTATGGTAAAGAAAAAAATATCTGAGTTTAACCACAACATCGTTCCTTCTGACGATGCTGACGGTAGTTTGAATCTATTTGATTTAGACAACCCGGATATTAATCTATTCAATGCAGTGGACGATGAGCTTATTAAAGTTTCAGGGTCTAAGGTTTTAATCTACACTTTTGAGGAAGACGGCTCACACGATACCTTGTATGATGAACAGCGCATGAAGGCTATCAACCCTTACCCTAAAGTGGTATGGGCTCACTATGACCCAAGAGCTTTAGAAGAGAACTTAACCGAGTTTGGTATTGAAATTTCAAACGACCAAGTATTTACCTTTAATAAAGCATACCTAGAAAACGAACTATCTAGACCTCTGCAGGTCGGTGATGTGCTGAAGCCTTCCTTTCAAAATATATTCTACGAAGTGTACCAAGTAGTAGAAGAGGGGTTTTCTGCATACGGTGTATTTCACCTCCAAGCTTCGGCTAAAGTTATGAGAGACTCTCCTGAAGTTTTTCCGGAAGATATAAGTTAAAAACACTAAATACTGTAGCATGCAAAAAAACATCCTAACAGAAAAGAAAAACCGTGATTTAGCTAAGCTTATGATTAAAAAGCAACAAGGTAAGCTAAGCAAGGGAGATAGAGAGAAACTGGATACGTTGATTACTGGATTTAACGCCAGAGCCGCAGCTAACCGTAAGCGTCAACAAAAGACGCCTGTCGATTGGGATTCAGGCAAAGACCCTCGCGCAGAAACTGCTATCAGAGGAGCTACCCAAGGTGTTAAAAAGGCTAAGAAAGGTGCAGTAAAAGCTGCCGCTAAAGCCCACGGTGAGAAAGTAGATGAGGGTAAGAAACGCCTAAAGCGTGTAGGTGATGCTTTAATTAAGAAGGCTGGCGGAATCCAGAAGGCAATTAACGCGGATTATGGGGCGAACCCAAAGCTATCTGTCCATTTAGGAAAAGAACGAAGAAATGAAAAAGACGGAGATAAAAGAAATACAACGTCTAAGATTAGGAAAGCATTTCTAGCTTTGGCCGCTGGTAAGGAGTTCAAAGCACGTATGGCACGAAGAAAGGATATGTTTGCGCATGAGTCTACCACACCTTCTTTCAGCAAAGGCTCTCTTTATGAATTCGGCGATGCACAACCAGAGAAGAAAACATTTGGCTCACAAGTGAAGAGTGGTATGAAAAAAGCATCTCGCACAGGAGGAGAGGCTGTCCAGAAGGTAGGAGCAGCAGGCGCAGACTTAGCAAAAACTGGTGGAAAGGCCGCTGGGGAGACAACCAAACTAGCAGGTAAAGCAGTAGGTGGGGGTTTAAAAGCAGCAGGTACAGGAGTTAAAGTAATCACAGCTCCTTTGAACGCGATTCCTATCGTTGGGAACGCTGCTGCCGCAGTAGGTCAAGCTGTAGGGTCAGGCTTAAGAGCTGGAGGAGAAGTAGTTAAACAAGGTGGTAAAATAGCCGGTGGAGCTATGACAGGTACAGGTCGGGTTGCCGGTGGTACTATAAAGAAAACAACAGGTTTAGCAGGCAAAGGTCTTAAAAAGTTAGGACAGGAAAAGGATGAGAGTGGAAAGCTTAAGGAAGCAACATTTAGACCAGGCAGCACTGCGGATGAAAAACCTGCTAAGACGGTAATTAATCCAAGTCTGGCCGCTATGACAGCGCCAAAAGCCGGCGAAAAAAAAGAAAAAAAGGCAACGACACAATCTGGCAAAACAACTAAGAAACAAGGGCACAAATTTGATACCACTCACAAGGTAGGAACCGGGAACAGAGGGGTTGGTTCAAGAATTCAACGAACTAGGAAACAGATAAGAAAAGATAAGGTCAACAACCCGAAAGTGACTCCAGAGGGAGGTGACTGGGGTATTAAAGGTATGGGTCAAGACATTAAGAGTAATGTTAAAGACGTCCTCAAACCTTTTGGAGGAAAGCCTCAGGTGCACAGAGGCAAGAAGGGCAAGAGTGTCGTTCGACCTGTTAATGCGCCGCAGAATGCAGCCAAAGAGGAAATCAAAGCCGCCAAGCAAGCTGGAAAGGTAAGAGGGGCCGAAGCGGGAGCAGCAAGACGTGCTTCTGATTTTACTAAAAGCTACAAGTACAGAGGAGCTAGAGCGGGACTTAAAGCGGGTGGAAAAGTCGCTGGTGCAGGTTTAAAGGCTACTAAATTTGGTCTTGGGGCTGCTGGTAAAGTAGCGAAATACGGCGCAATAGGTGCTGGTGTTGCAGGAGTCGGAGCTGGAATGGCTGCCGGCGGAGCAGTGGGAGGTGCAGGTAAGGTAGTAGGTGGTACAGCACGCGGAGCCGGTGCACTTGCTGGAGGAACAGTAAGAGGTGCAGGCAAGGCAGTAGGAGGCGTGGCAAAAGGAGCAGGAGGTGTACTAAAAGGTGGTAACAGAATTGCTCAAGACATGTTTTCTATTGGCAACAAAACAGGCGGAAATGCTCGATGAGTAGTAGAAATGTCGCGGTCTTTTTCGGAGATGAGAACTTTCCTAAAAAAGGACGCGGTAACAGCTCAAAGACATGGACAAAAGCTGTAAGTAAGCTGGCCAATGTATTGAATGAATTAGAAATACATTACGCCTATCTTCCATCTTATAAAGGTGCTAATGTTGTTGCTGGACATGTACTTCGAAAGTTAAACATACCATATACTTTGGTAATCCCTCATCCTAGTTTTGGTAGTAACTCGACTATGCAATCTAAGTTTGTATTAGCTGAACTTGCGGAAAAAGCCACTAAGACTGTAGTGCTGGGGGAAGAGCAAGACCCTAATGCTATAAGATACGATAGTGAAGAAATTACCAGTGATTTTGTTGATTACATAAGTAAGCACTGTAACTCAATTGTAATAGCATCTAAAAAGGGCGCTATGACTGAAAAGTTGGAGAAGCTCCTAAGACAGTTCCCAGAGGAAGCGTTTAAAAAGATTTACACTCTACACTATTAAAAGGCTTGGATAGGAAGGTCAGAACCGCACAACTTAAGAAAGGCTAATCTATTCTTATTATACAGCTCGTCAAGTTCTCCCACGGACTCATGTCGAACAAGCATAGGAGAGGTACGATTTACAAATCCCTTTTTAAATGCTTGGTATGTGTAAAAGACATCATAGAAGTGCCAACCTCCTTCAAAAGACTTTGGCTGGGTTAATTGGATAGAATTTAACACAGCGCCGGTAGCAGCTAAGAAAACACCATCCATAACTACGGTATTCCCATGAGGTCCATAAAGTTCTAACCTCATACTCTCTGGGGTTTCCCCATGAAAGATAGACCCGCGTAAGGGGTTTTGAGGGTCCATAGGCTTATGGTCTGCTCCATAGCCATTCCACCAAACTGCATGGTCTGGGAAATAGCAAGTACCTGCTACCCCGAGAAACCCAGCCTTTGGCGTTTTAAAATGTGTATCTAAAAGATTATTGAAAACTTCAGGCTTACTTAAAATTTCAATATCATCATGACACATAACAACCTTATCTTGCGCCGCTAATTTACACTCCCGTACCGCGTTGCTATATGCTTTAAAGATGGAGGATTCCCCCACTAATACCTTGACAGTGTATCCTGCCAATGTGAAAAAATCCTTTAGTTTCTCTAAAGTTTTCGATTTGCCCGTCCTAGAAGGGATAAATGCATATTTTGCCATGCTATATAAAAGTAACTGCACTATAATAAATAACATGGATAAACAAGAAATTTTAAAAGAGTTTGAAAAATGCTCTGAGGACCCTGTTTATTTTATTAAAAAATATATAAAAATCATCCATCCTGTAAGGGGCCAGGTCCCGTTTGATTTGTACAGGTTTCAAAACAGGATTGTAACAGAAATCAATTCTAACAGATTTAATGTAATTAAAAAGTTCCGTCAGGCGGGGGTAACCACTATTATGTGTGCTTACGCTTTGTGGTTTATTATCTTCCATGAGAAAAAGATGTGCATGGTTGTATCGATTGGTGACCGAGAGTCTACGTCTTTCCTTAGACGGGTTATTGAGATGTACGAGGAGTTGCCTTATTGGTTAAAACCGGGTGTCCATGAAAAGAATAAGCACAACTTAGTCTTGGAAACTGGAAGTAGAATTCGGTCACAGCCTGCTGGTGCTGGCCGTGGTGAGTCGGTGTCCCTTCTAATCGTGGACGAGGCTGCTTTTATCCCTGACATGGCAGATTTCTGGGCCGCTATGTATCCAACGCTATCCACGGGTGGTAATGCAGTATTACTTTCTACGGTTAACGGGATGTCTAATTTGTATTATGAAATATACAAAGGGGCTGAGCGAGGAGAGAATGGATTTAATGTAATTGATATTTACTGGAGAGAGCATCCTGAGTACACGGATGAATGGGCCTTAGAAATGAGACCTGCGCTAGGTGACAGAATGTGGAGCCAAGAGTATGAATGCGACTTCCTAGGTACAGGTGATACATTTATTAACGCAGACACACTTCGTCGACTAACAGATAACACAGAGATAGACTGCGTGACGAAGTACAATAACAGGATGAGGTGTTATAAGGAGCCTGAAAAGTTACATACGTACGCGTTATCAGTGGACGCGTCCTTTGGCAGAGAGAAAGACTACTCAGCTTTCCACATTATTAACATGTACAACGGAGAGCAGGTAGCTGAGTTTTACTCTAATAACGTCTCCTTAAAAGCTTTTGCAAAAACAATACATGACGAGGCTACAAAGTATAATCTAGCTTATGTAATTGTAGAGAGGAATGGCCTAGGTCTAGCTCTAATTGAAGAGCTTTGGGATGAGTTGGAATACGAAAACATGTGGTGTGATTCTAAAGGGGATATTGGTATCCTCGTGACAGTAAAGAATAGAGACACCATTTTGAGCGTTTTAGAAGAAGGTCTCAGAACCTCCAGATATAAAATAAACTCTCAACGAACGGTTAAGGAATTACAAACATTTATTATTACCGAGAACGGAAAAATGCAGGCAGATGAGGGGTATCACGACGATTTAGTTATGAGTCTCGCAATAGGAATGTACGCCTGTAATCAAATTTTCTTAAAAAGTCCTATAACGATAGAAACTATAAAATCAGATGCTAACACAAAAACAACCCCAAATCCAATCTCAAGGTCTAAATATGGTGACCTTAATGAAAAAGAAAAACTTAAGGAATATATGCAATGGGTTCTAAAGGATTAAACGAAGACAATAATAACCTCAATGAGAATTTTACAGAATTCCCTGAGGCAGTAAGGCATGGTGGAAGCTCCTTTAACAACGGACGATTTTTTGCTTTCTTTAGCAAATTTTTCGGACGAAAGAAAGGAAGACCTACTCTTGCTCCCCCTCTCGCGGGTGATGCTCAAGATGCTAAAGGTGGAGACCTTATGCCTGCTGAAGCAGGTGGAACAGGCCAATCGAGTATTGGTGTTTCCAAAGGTTTCCTCAAACTTCCAAAGGTAGAACACTCCAGACGAACTCGATACAGAAAGTATGAGTTGATGGACGATTATCCCGAGATTGGCGCCGCATGTGATATTTACTCTGACGACGCCACTTTGAAAAATGAGGATGGAACTCCATTCGTAGTAGAGACTGAAGATAAAATTGTAAAAGAGGCGGTGGAGAAATTCATCAAGAAGATAGATTTAGAAACTCATATTTGGGACATTACAAGAAATGTGGCTAAGTTTGGAGATTGCTTTGTGGAAAACATTGTAAATCTAAATCAGTCAAAGTCTGGAATTCAGCGGATTAAAATTCTAAACCCAAACTTTATTTACCGAGTAGAAGATACTTACGGATACCTTCAGAAATTCTATCAAGAAATCCCACGACCTGGTGAACAGGCAGGAGGGAGACCTCCTATGGATTCTGTAGGTGTAGGAGGTCATGGCCAAGGTAGTGTTCTTACACTAAACAAGAATCAGATTATTCATTTTAGACGCCACACTTCCGATGCTAATTACTACCCTTATGGAAAGTCTATCTTAGCACCTGCTATACAAGCTTGGAACTCTCTAAAAATGATGGAGGACGCAATGCTTATTTACAGACTACAGCGTGCCCCAGAGAGAAGAGCGTTTTACATTGAAACCGGTTCTATACCTCAAAGTAAAGTAGAGAACTTCATGGAACGTATTAAACAAAAGTTTAAGAAAGAGAAGTTTTGGAATCCAGATACAGGTTCTATTGATGAAAGGTACAACCCTCTATCAGCGGATGAGGATTTCTTTATCCCCACGAGAAACGGACAAGGAACGAAAGTTGAAACTCTTCCTGGTGCGCAGAACCTAGGAGATGTTGATGACGTTAAGTACTTTAGAGATAAGCTATTAGCCGCTCTTAAAGTACCAAAGGACTTTATTGTTGAAAAAGAGCAATCAGGCGAACGGAAATCTAACCTAAGCCAACTGGACGTGAAGTTCTCTAAAACAGTAATGAGGCTTCAGAGAGATATTGAGTCAGGTCTTAGAGAGTTATGTCGTAGACACTTACAACTAAAAGGCTTTCCAGCAATAATGTATAATAACTTTAAGGTGACTTTGTACCCACCTTCGGATATGTTCTTAAAGCGTAGACTTGAAACCGATGAGCAGAGGTTAAGAATTGTACAGGCTGCAAAGGGTTTAATGATATTTCCTGACGATTACATTTACAAAACTTACTTCAACTTTAGCGATGCTGAGATTAAAGAAATCAAAGAGCAACTAAAGAAGGACCAAGAAGAAATGGCTAAACAACAAGCCGAGCAAGCTCCGCCTATGATGGGTGGTGGAATGGCTCCTCCGGGAATGGCTCCTCCGGGAATGGAAGGACAACTTCCTCCAGGTGAGGGAGGCGAAGTTCCGCCTGTTCCAGGTCAACCTCCTGCCGCCGGCGGCGTACCCCAACCCCCTCAAGGATAAAGTTTTATAAAAGTTTACCTCCAAAATCACATTGAACGATAGTATATACTATACTAGTCACAATCTTATGGCCAATCCCAATTACAAATTAACTTCTATTTTCGATACACGAGATAAATCACTTACCAAAATTAATGAGGCAGTAGATTATCTAAGTCGAAGCACTCGCGAGAATCTCGCAATCCTCAAAATAGATAATGAATCCAATTCTTTATCTTTAGTTTCAGAGTCCGACAATCTCGTAAGTTGTTCCTTTGAAACGGTTAACGACACCATCAGATTGTATGGTTTTGAAACTAGACAGCTTAGTGAGGTTCTTTCAGATGAATATATGGACAATTATACACAGTCCAAAGTATCTGATTTTGTAGGCATGTTAAGAGAGAGCAACTATGAAGCGGCCACTGCAAGTTTTGATGACCTCCTTACGTCGTTTACAAATAGAAGCCAAGCCAATGATTATCGTGCTCAAGTTCAAAAAGCGAAAGATTCTTTAGATAAAAATATTTTTGATACAAATAGTGAAAAGTTCCAACAAATTCAAGAGTTAAAGGAATCTATTAAGAAAGAGGTACACGGTCTTAAAGAGGTTAGCATGACTGTAATAAATGCTTTAAAACTTAACAATGCCATCTCCAAAGCGTATGACCTACCAAAACAAGATTCTCAACAATTGTCTGAGATGGTAGTTCCAACTAACGCTCAGTCAGACCTATACCAGATGATTTGCGAAAATGAACTGGTACGTAAAGAAATCATCAACGCGAAAGGAAATCTTTCAAAAGCCTGGCATGATAATGAATACATCTCAGAGCTTGCGTCTTGTATTTACGAAGGCGTTGACAAAGTTGAACAGAAACTAGTAGGTGTTGTCGAAGAAATCCCATACTTTGCGCTCGCTAGTAAGAGGGAGATACAAGAAGTACTAGCGTCCACATACGACGTAATTAACCCAGGGACCGTATCCAGCAAAGATATTAAGACTTTTACATCTAAGATTTTTGAACTTAAAAAGCCTCTGAAAGGAGTTATTGTTGAAATGTTAAATACTAAGTACGGCATTAACATTAACAATTTGAAGATGGTACCTTCGTTTAAAACTCTTGCAGAAGCCCAAGCAAGCCTGTTTAACACCCTCTCTGAGCATTTATCAGATGGAGGCGTTAACCAGAAAATAGCTAAAGAGTTTGCTTCTCATATGAAGAACAAAAGCGGTGTTGGAGTACTTGACGTTTCAGACTTCATCTCTGAATTATTTGAAGGTGTAGAATTTGACGACGAGGAGCTAAACTACTTCATGAAACCTGTCAACCTTCAGGAAGCTGTTAAAGATATGATGTCCCCTA